CATAGCCACAGCAACCCTTTAACTAGGGGACCCTAATCCCTAGTAAGGTTGCGCCCACCGAATCATGATGTCGACGGATTCGGGACGTCCATGACGTTCCAAGTGCTTCACGTCGTGAAGAGGTTCCTCCCCACGCTTTATGAAGAACTTCAGAAGCGCGCCATACCCAGTAAGCTTACTTGCTCTGGATTTGACTCGCGTCACCACACCTTTAACACGGGGTGCGTGTAGATGCGGATCCCATGATTGGATCTCATACGCATACTTGTATGAAAGCCATCCATGGACTGGAGACGTGTCCGAAACATACGGGACGGTCGCAAACCGTTCTGTATAATTTCGGAGCCAAGTACAAGTCTCCCAATAACCAGCGAAATAAAACTGGTTAGCGAGAGATATCGTACTTAGCATCTCGGAAGTGTCACGCCGCGATGTGGGAAGCGTACGTCGTACGTACACCGGTGTTACCGGAGTACCTGCGAACGCATCCACTCCACAAGACTCTCTGAACTTCCCAGTTGAGAAAGTCTTGTGTTTGTTCACTGTCAGGCCATAGGCCTCCAGCTCACGCACCGCGATTGGCACTAGTTCTGTGGGAATGATAATATCATCCCCATAGACACGCACATCCGATTTGGCCCTTAGCAGGCTCTTTTCGGATAGGCGGCATCCTTGGTGCTCATGCCAGGCTATCAAGAGGATGGTGTAAAACACCATCGCCTCGATAGGAAAACAGAGCGCCGAACCCATAGACGCGAACTTGGACAGAGGGGTAACCCCATGTCCAGGCACATCAGCCCTTAGGGAACGACAAGCCTGAATCGCACCGGACAAGTCCGGAACAGATTCGAGCATCGCCACTACGAGCCGATTTGAGACCTTGTCACTTGCATCCTTCATATCAATCGTCGATAGACGTTGATCTGAAGAAGCTTGAAGGGCCAACTGTTGGTTAATTTTCTGATCCGTGAAGTTCACGGAACCAGAAGTCCAACGATGACTCTCAAGCGCAGGTACGATCACCTCGAGAAGAGCTTGCTGTACGTATTGTACATGACAAGGCTCAATCGCGATGATCCTAGGGGTCTTAAGCGTTTTAGGTACCGTGATTACCCGGACGGGAATCTCGGCATCAGGTTCGAGAAATTCGACAGCATCTAGGTCTTCGAGGAAACCCACATTGGGAACCGCGAAGGCGTCCGAAGGGAAGAAAGGTTCTAATCTTTCGTTCCATCGTCTGATCGTAAATTTGGCATTGCCAACTACTCTATCAGCGGTGGCCCCAGGACCATGCTTGGGAACGATTTGCACATTTTGTACAAGAGATTGTACATCCTGTAGCACAGCGCCCCACAGCAGACGTGAATACTCTCGGAACCTCTCATAACGAAAGGAACTAAGAGTTTGGTCTGCCAGTCGAACTTCTGACTCACACTCGATAAACCTCGAGTACGCTCTACCAACACGCTCTTTAGAGCATGGTAGCAGAATCTTCTTGTACAACAGAGTAATCTGTCGTACAGCGAAGATTGCGTGTACATCAGGGTTTTCGAGAAGGACACCACTTCTGGTGTCGAACACAAGCTCGGTGAAACCTCGTAAAAATACGGGGAGCCGCCCACGCTTCTTAAAACCTAAGAAACGTGATGGAGCTACAATCCCTTCATCAAGACTTCTTTCAAAGTCTTGACAAAAAGAAGGTAGGGCTATCGTGAGAAACGATAGACCTTCGTGTTCGACACGACTCGTGATTGTTTTTAAATCACGAGAGGTGCTAGTGCGACACCATCTCCCGGCATCTGCCAGGACACACAAGAGGAGCTGCATAAGGCTTTTCATCTGTGGCCTCCATTAAGGAAGTTCGCAGAATCCATAGCCAATAAAACAGTTCCCCGCAGCTGTACGACAACCTAACGTGGAGGTCGGACGACCATTTTACATGGGTATCCGGCTTCCTCCATGAATAGGCAGAACACCTCAAGTAACAAAATCGCGTGATCGAGAGCCTTTTCAGGATTCTCGAACCCGTGACTAATGAAACTTGTGAAGCCTGCCCAAGCATCAGGGTTAGATGGAACGAAAGGTTCCATCGGGTCGACGGGGGTTTCCCTAACGTTGTTAGGACTGACCACCGAGAACCGCCGTAACAGCCGCGCCAGAAGAAGCAGTCAGAAAGCCCAAAAGGCCATCCACGACTTCCTTAGCTTGCGTAACGGTGAACCCAGTGATGGGCTCATCGATCACAAGATAGGCAGACATGGAATACTGAATGCTCTGGGCCGAGACCAGCGGGTCCGCAGCGACTTTTGTAAAGTCGAGACGGATATTCCGACGGTTCCTCTTCCCATAGGCGTGAGACACGGTCAACTTGACCGTACCTTCGCCATTCTGGTACGTAGAGGTATTGCTACCCCTAGATACTGCCGGAAGGCTACTTGTAGCACCTCCGATAGTAACTGACTGAGGATCTGTCAACATATTGGCACGGCTCTCTTGTTAGGGGACACACACACAAAGTGGTTCTCACCGTAGATGGGTAAATCCCAATGCGGCGAGAATGGCAATTCTCCGCGCAGACAAGTCTGGCAGAAAAATGCCAAATCCATAAGGACTTGCAGGTTGACGTCTGACCATCTCTCTATCAAAAGAGGTGGCAGCGGTGTAGCTAAGGCCACTCGTGAGAGTGCCCTCAACTACCCAATTGTCCGTGCTGTATTTACGGCCCGTACAATACGCGTAATCTGCTACAAGGCTGTCGGCTGAGTTTTCAGAATAGTTCTGAACCATGGCTCCAAGAGAGGAGCCCCAGTCGATAAGCCAGGACCAAGGCATCAGCTCGTACAGAAGAGATGGACTCAAAGAAACGCCGTACACGATTCGAGCAAGTTGCTCGCGTTCGGCCTGACTCTCGGTGTCGCCAAAACGGCGATCGAGAGGCGGGATCCAATAGCGAAAACAAGCCGAAAAACGATATCGCGTCCCAGAGTTCAACTCAATGTAACCGTGTTCCCTACCTCCTTGTAAAAAGAAGTTAGGTAACGCTGGCCAACCGAATTGGGAATAACCCCTATCGATTGTCTCAGGAGCTGATTCTTGGTGTGAAACGGTCCCTTGCCTGCGAACCCGCCGCCCGTTATCTCGGGCTAGCTGGCGTAATCGGCGTTCAGCCGAGAACATGTTGCCTACTGTTTGGTAGACATCGCGGACAAAGGGTCTCCATCCAAACTCATAGTTGAGATAATCGCCGCCCATACCCGCAAAGGTAAGGGAGCGAGATCTCATCCTAGTGAGAAGGGATGGAAGACGTGGAAACTCGTGTAGCTCTCCGATGAACTGGCCGAGGCCACCACCGGACGCTGTGGGCTTGAACTTGTTGAAGCCAATAGTCCCTTGAGCCGTCAAAGACGTCTCAGGAATACTATTTTCTACACCATGATCATCCCCCAAGATGAAACCATCTAGAGGAAACGGGTAGTACTCTCCCGTGTACTCATATTTGGCATCAAAACCTGGGGTACCCGCATGCGAAATAAAGGCTGGATGATGATTCATGCTAGCTTTGAAGTGGTGCATAGACGATCCGGCATCAAAGAAGCCGACTCGCCTTTCACTACGCCAATGTCTATGCGTGGCATCAAGCATCCACTCTCTAGAACGAGCGAAACGATGGTAAGGGAACTTATTGTAGATCTGACCCGTACTCAGACTGGAAATCTCAAGAGTTCCAATCCGAATCGGACTAGTATCTCCTCTAAGTCTTGACCTTACTCTTCCTACCATTTCAAGTCCTTAAGGATGGGAGCACGGGGCACATGGCCCCGTGAGGTGTTTGCATTAAAGCGGGACTCCTCCTAACGGAGG